TCCATATAAACCTTGTCGACATATACGAATTTCGGTTTTTTGATTAGCGAACTGCTCGAAACGGCGTCTTCATAACGCACCCACAAGTATTCGTGCCCTTTTTTGTCGATGCCGGTGATATCACCGACCGTCTTGTTGGTCACGTTCGAAGACGCTGCGAAACGATATGTCAGCGACCAAGGCCCGCGCCCTTTTTGATCGTCCCACTCTTGCGATCCAGAACAGCCAAGAAACAAAACTTCGCCTTTGGCGAACCCGCGGAATGCGGCATTGTTCACGGTGCCAGTTGTCGCGGCAATTCCTTTGATGTAAGCAGTAGTCACATAGATATTGGGAACATCGTATTGTTCCTGCCACTGCAATTGCGGGCAAACAATATCGACCCCGTTGACTCCGTTTGAATCAACGCCGATCGCGCCGTTCATCATGGGCGCGCTTGGCGGGAATCGCTTTTCGGGGCTTGCCGTTGTGACTGTGTTTCCTTCAGTCGATATGATGTCGCCCTGGGCGGCTTGCGTGATGTGTTGCTGCCCGCCGGTTGTGTCGAATGATCGACTTCGCTTCAGCGGTTCTGCTCCATCCTCCGCGCCCGCTTTTTCGTAGCGAACGGAAAGTTGCCAAACGTCGCCACCGATATACGAAACTGTGTATTCCTCTGCGCGGAGTTTCATATCCGGCTTGTTGGGATACTGCCAGTATTCGTATTGAGTAGATAGCTTTGTGTTTATGTCCTGGTGTAAGACAACGTCATCGGTGGTGCCGGTGATCTTCCAAGATTTCGTATAGGTCGACGGGGCTTTTTTGCCTTTGCGGCAAATCGTCGCCTGTCGCGATTCGCTATCTTCGATCCAAACAAGGTTGTATGCCATTATGCCGCCACCCCTTCCGAACCCTGCTTCACCAATTGCTTTACGCCCGCGGCGGTTTCTTCAGCCGCCTTGGCTTGACGTTCTGCAAGCGATGAACCGAAACCAAGACCGCCAAGGCCCGCGCCGGAAAACGTGCCCATGACTTCCGCTTTGCTCTTTAGTGCGTCTTCTGCGCCGCGGGTTGCGGCATCGCTCACGGCATTCGCACTTCCCTTGCCGCTTTCGAGCAACTGAACCCGTTCCGTTGCGGCATCAACGTTTGAATCGTATCGCGATTTTTGTTCGTCGGTGATCATTCCGCGCGAGTGTAGATCGTGAATCTGTTCCGATATCGTGCGCAGTTCATCCATAGAGCTTGCCGTATCAAGCTGATTGATCAGAGTTTCACCAACGTTCCTGCTCTGGCGTTGCTCTGCTTTGCTTTGCGCGACTCCGTTCACGCGATCTTCAGCCGCCTTGGTGGCGGCGCGGCGCGCTTCTGCGTTCTTGGCGTTCTGGTCAAGCCTTGCCTGGGCGGTCGCGTCTGCGTTCTCGCCCATTGCGCGGCGACGATCTTCAGACGCTTTGGCTTCCTTCGCGTTGTCTTGCGTTGCCTTCTCGACCCGCGCTGTAATGCCTGGAGACTCTTTTCCGCGCTTCTCCGCTCGACCATTTATTTCGGCATCGACCGCATCAAGCGCGGCTTGCTTTGCTTCAGCGTCGCCAAAGATTCCCGAAATGCGAATCCATGCCTTTCGAACACCGGATTCCAACATATCCCACATGGCTAGAATCGGGTTTATCATGTTGTCAAATGCACCAGTCAGAACAGCACCGAATATGTTGAACGTTGCAACTACCCCCGTCCACAACGCATCCCACGTTTGCGCGATCGTTGTTCCAAGGTAGGTGAATGTGTTCTGAAACAGAGCAACCCACGAATCGACATAGTTCATCAAGCCTTCAACGCCGCGCAGCCACCCCGCTTGCAGGCCAGCCCACAGAACATCCATCGCGCCCGCTAGATCGCCAACCGCGATCGCGTCGCGGATGCCCGCAAACGTAGTTTTTGCGGTTGTCAAAAGATCGCCAAACACAATCGAAGCATCTGCGACAACGCCAGAAAACGCGCCGCCAATCGCGTTGCCAGCCGATCCAGCCAGCGAGCCGATTCCAGACAATGCGCTTCTGATCGAATCACCAAATGACGTCGAGTCAGAAGCAGCAATCGCGATTGCCGCACCAATCAGCGATATCGGAGACATTGCGGCAGATGCGACGGTGAGCAAAACGCCGATCGCGGAACTTGCAATCGATATGCCTGTTCCGGCAACTACCATCGCGGCACCAACACCGATCACTGCCGCCGTCATACTTGCGATCAGTGCAACTGTCTTGGGATTCTTTGTGACGAAATCAGTGACGCCGTTGATGAATCCTGCGATGATCGGAACAACTTTGGCGATTGCAGGCGCAAGAGCGTCACCGACTGCGATAGCCAGACGCTCTATCGCGCTCCACAATGTCATTCCAGCCCCCATAAGTCCGCTCATCAGCTTTTTGAATTTGTCGCTGACGGGCAACGCGCCTTTCATCGCGTCTTGCATTCCTTGAAAACCTTCGACGCCCGATGACGTCAAGATTGCTGCGGCGCGAATTGCGTCACTGCCGAATATCTTCCGCAACACATCGTCTTGCGCGGTCTTGTCAAGGTTCTTCAACTGCCCGTTCAAAACGCGAATGATTTCGACCATCGGCAGAATCTTGCCGTCTGCCCCGCGGAACGATTGCACAGACAGACCAAGCTGTTTCATTCCACCAATTGCGTCTTCTGTCGGTGCCATCAACCGCAACAGCATCGTCTTGATTGACGTTCCAGCGTCGCTGCCCTTTACGCCGTTGTTCGCCAAAATCGCCAGAGCTGCGGACAGATCACCGATCGACTGATTCGCCAGCGCGGCGACCGCGGATGACATTGAAAACGCTTGCGTCATCCCTTCAATCGATGTGCTTGATGCGTCCGCCGCCGCGCTCATGGTGTTCGCCGCTTCAGATGCGGACACACCAAACACGTTCATAGCGTCGCTCATTACGACCGCGGCGGTTGCTATGTCTATATTGCCGACACGCGCAAACTCGATCGCAGACTTGCCCGCGCCGCCTAGAACGTCTTGAAGGCCCATGCCCGCCTTCAACAGTTCAAGCATCCCCTGGGCAGCTTCTGTCGGGCCTACACCCAAAGACTGCGACATTGACATTGACGCGGCGCGAACGGATTCAATTTCCGCTGCCGTCTTACCTGTTGATGCTCCAATGTTCAAAAGGACGTTCTGAAACTTGGTGCCAGCCATCACCGCGCCAGCGAACGGCGCAGCAAACGCAAGACCGAATCCCGCAACGCTCGATCCTGCGCTCGACAGCTTTCGACCCATCTGCCCTAGTCGCGCATTCACGCGATTGACGGCAGAGAAAAACTTGCTGGGGTCTGCGCCAATCTCGATGAAGACGTTGCCCTGCTTCACTCCACTTGCAGACATGGGCAACCCCTACTTATTCCAATTTGGCCCCAGAAGTTTTGCTAGTTCTTCCGGTGTTGCTTGTTTTGGTTTTGGTTTCTTTACGAACGGGTGAAACTTTGAAGGTTCTTCAGCCGGTTTGTTGCTTGATCGATTGACGTTGTAGAACTGGCACAGAATGTTCGCGGTGTGCCACCAGTCACTGTCTAGGCGGGCATCTCTTGCAATACACAGTTCTCTATAAGTCCATCCGCTAGGGTCGATTCCGATGATTCCGGCAGCTTCATAGATTGCGCGCCAGATTGTTCGATCAGTTGCTCGACCGTCACGCTTTCTAGTTGCGCCTCCGCGTGATCCATCATTGTCTGTTGAACTTCGCTCATTTTGCGAGCCATCAGACTGATCATCTTTCGGAGGCTGTTCGGGAAAAAATCAATCCACTCCTGTTCGACCACCTTTCGCGCTTCATCCAGTGCGTCGCCGCGCAGCCCCTCCAAAAATTGATCTGGCGTTATGCCGCGATCGGCTAGTTGCTTGTCGAGAAGCGCGCAAAGAACTTCGCCCATCACGATAAACTGTGAGCGGAGAACGGTGATCGTCTGATTGATCGTCGCAGTGTCAAGCAAGTCGAACGGCTTTTCTTTGCCGTCTTCGCCCGCAACCTTCACGCTGGCTTTCACTCGCTTTGCCGATTCGACAGTCAGTGACACTAGCCACGGGCGACCCTGATCGTCGCGAAATTCCCTTGCCATTGTTTACCCTTATTGTCGCGTCAACTTGCATTCGACGTTGAACGTCGCAACACCGTCGAGCGGGTCACTTTCTGAAACAGAAACCGGGATCGCTTCAAAACTCCAATTGCCAGCCCCGCCGCTTACGGTTACGGAGTTTCCAGATTGAAGATCGCTGATTATCGACCCAAGATCATCAGCATCGTTGAATTCGATTGATACAGTCGAATCCCATCCGGTCGCCAGTACGGCAGATTCGCGCTTCCCGTACTCTTGAACGTCGATTGTTTTTGCGGTCACCTGGAACGTGACGTTTCGTGCGCTGGCAACTGTGCCACCGACCGACACAGTGCAATCTTTGCCAAGCGTTATCGCCATGCGATCAGAATTTCTTCGCAGTGACGGTATACGTTACGGCACCATCTACAGAAATGTTTTCGGTCACGTTCATGATGTTGAACTGTCCGTCAGTTCCGGCACCCGTCAAATCGATTGACCCTGGATCGTGACATTCAATTTCCCAAGTCTGCGTAACAAACCCGGCTTTAAATGCCTTGTAACCGCTGGAGACATTATTACGGTTCGAAATATCTACGGTTTCGCATTCTTCCGAATACGTTGCCGAAATGATGTTGCTACCAACTGGTGGGGTAGTGCCGTTTCGGCCTTGCGTGATTGCCATTTGTGTTGTTGCCTTTCGGTATTATCAAGCACTTCGCGAGCCGGAAACGGTATATGTCGTAATGCCGTCAAGGGGCGAGTTTGTTTTGATCGCTGTGCATACATACGAAGCGTTGCCGGTGTTTGTGCCCGATAGGTTGAACGTCCCCCCAAGAGTTACCCCCGGTGTATCAACGCACTCGACTTCGCAAGTTTGCTCTACAAGACCCCTTCGAAACTTGCGCGAAGTGTCGCCAAGTTTTGTAACGTCGATTTCGTTTGCACTGCTTGTGATTGTGCAAGTTCTAGCGTTGGCGACGCCCGTAATGTTTACGTCTTTGCCAAGCTGGACTGTTGTAGTGGTGGTGGCGGTTGGCATTCTTGTCCCTGCGGGGTTCGTGTGCTGCCTTCACGATAAACCCCGCGCGGCGATCCCGTATCGCCTATGGACGTCGAACCGCTGTGCCGCCAATCGTGTTCTGAAATTCCTTTGGCAGCTTGGCTAGCGCGGTTCTTACAGACTGACTGCCCATGTATGGGCGGGCGGGATAACGCGCGGTTCTCGACACACCTAGCCGCGTCCACAAACCGCCGGTTCGAATTGACCTGGCCGACCACAAGACAACGCCAGTTCGCGGCATCCCGTTTGCAAATGTGGCAATGCGTTGCCCGCGGTCACGCCTGCGCCTAGCGATACGGGCTTGATCAACGCCGATCGCGTAGGCTTGCATTCGCGTAGCCCCTCCAAATTCGTGCAACCGCACAAGCCAAGGGGCTTTGTCTGGCCCGATGATCACCGACCGGCGTGATTGCTGCCAATAAAACATGATCGAGCGATAGAGGAACCGCCGCGGGTTCCACGATTTGACCGGACTGCCAGCCCCGCGCGGCTTGCCAGAGTTGTACGGGGTTATGTTTCGATACAACCCGCCGTTGATTTGCTCCAAGGCTTGCCCGCGGGATTTCATCTGCCATGCCTTCGACCTTGACGGCGCGCGTTGCCCGATGCCGCGTTTCGCTGCCATTTGGATACGCACACCGCAGCGAGACAACGCTTCGCGGTTCGCGTCATCCAACAACCGTTTCAGCTTTGGCTTGTCGAAGAACTTCCCGCGAACCTTGACCGTGAAAGACGACGGCAGCGTTTTACGCCCGCCGAAAAACGATGGATCAAAGACGACGGGAATTGCCAACGCTCACCCCCGGCAGGATCAATCTTGAACAATCACGCGATATACGCCAACGACCACGGCGCGCCAGACGTTCCGTTCTGACAACGCATCATCTGGATTGATCTCGATCGTGACTGCGTTTGGCGACGTCACACCAGCGGGCCACGAAACCGATTCGGGCCAATTGTGGGCGCGAATCTGTGTCATCACTTCATCTGCCAAATCCATGACGGCATTCACGGCAGAATCGGTCTGAACGTGCTGCCCGACAAATACGTTCGCTGTGTAGTCGATCTGCGAAACCTTGCGACCGATGCGCGTCACTTCCGCGTTCCCAGGTGTGACGATCACCACGGGGCTTGCCATATCTTCAACGTCTAGCGCGACCCAATTCCTACGCTCGACCGTGACCGATGGCACACCGAAAGAAACGGTTTTTAGGCCAGCGGCAAGACTGTCGGCAATGGTGCGAAGTGCGTTGCTCATGATTGCAATGATTCCCAAATGGCAAGATCGGTCGCATAAATTTCTCGCACACGATCTTCCTGCTCTGCCGTCAAGGTTGGTTTGTTTGTTTCTTCTGTTGAATCAATCGTTTTTAGAGCAACTGTAATCCCAAGCCATTTCGCGCATTCTTCTAGTTGCGTTTCGAAAAGAAAGCGTTTTGTAAAAGTGGCTTGCGGAATTGGTCGATACCGGGGCCGATCTAACTGTTGATCAACTGAAGATTCTGAATGAGCTACCATGCTGCGAAACCTTTCAAAAGGATTGCGCACGATCACCGCAAGAGGCTGCTGAGTCCAATCAAAATCAATTTGATCCGGCAACGCAGCGGCGGGGT